ACAAAACAACAAAAAGAATCACAAGAAGAAATTAAACTTGTGGCTCAAAATAGACCGCACATATTTGTTGAAGATTATAATGGCAACTACTTTCTAGTAGGTGCAGTTCACGGTGCGGAATTAAATGCCGGTACAATTTCTAGCGGTGCAGCAATGGGCGATTTAAGTGGGTACACACTTACATTCAGCGCACAGGAAACAATACCTGCATACTTTGTGGATTCAACTGTTGTTACAGGTGCAACACAAGGTACTCAATTAACACCTTAATTTTTTTTATTTGAATTTGGTTAATGAAGAAAGGGCGACTTCAATGTTGCTCTTTTTTTTTCAACTAAAATTCATTTATTTTACGTTATATTAATATGAAGATCTTAACAACAAGTTCATCTGCGCAAAATATAAAGGTGATTCCGAGAGAATATGTCACAAGCGGCACTATGACGCTAGTAAACGAAACTACAAACAGCAGTAAAGATTATAGCATTACTGCAAGTACAGTCGATGATTATTTATCTTTTAATGTCACATTTAATCCTGTTCTTGTAGAAGGTGTTTTTTATAATTACACGCTTAAAAATTCTTCATCAAAAATTATTTTTAAAGACAAAATATTTTGCACAGACCAAACTATCAATCAAACAACTAATAGTTATTACTCTGTGAATAGTGGTGAATACACTACCGAGAATAGTTACGACGACGATTACATTACATTATGAGCATAAAAATAGTAGAATTAGCGAGTTATACTACGCCGGACATTATAGAATTAAAAAACAAAGATTATGTCGCTTACGGCGAGGATAATAATTATTTTCAGTATTTAATCGACAGGCACAACGGAAGTCCGACTAATAACGCAGCAGTCAACGGCATAAGTCAATTAATATTTGGAAAAGGTTTAGACGCAACAGATAGCAACAAAAAACCAGACGAATATGCTCGTATGAAAAGTTTATTTAACAATGATTGTGTTCGCAAGCTTGCACACGATTTAAAACTTTTAGGGCAGTGTTCATTACAAGTAATTTATTCTAAAGACAGAAGTCAAATAGTACAAGTTGAGCATTTTCCTGTTGAAACGTTAAGAGCAGAGAAGTGTAATGAAGATGGTGATATTGAGTCATACTACTACGCGCCTGATTGGACTAAAGTAAAACCAACTGAAAAATTAAAAAGAATACCGGCATTCGGGTATAGCAGAGAGGGTTTAGAAATATTATATCTAAAACCATACAGAACAGGTTTTCATTATTATTCACCTGTCGATTATCAAGGCGGATTGCAGTACAGCGAATTAGAGGAAGAGGTAGCAAATTATCATTTGAACAATATATCTAATGGCCTAGCGCCATCGATGTTAATTAATTTTAACAACGGAGTGCCGTCAGAAGAACAACGACAAATAATAGAATCAAAAATTAGAGACAAATTTAGCGGTACGTCTAATGCGGGTAAATTTATTCTAGCTTTTAATGATAGCGAAACACAACAAGCGTCTATCGAGCCTGTTCAACTATCTGACGCTCATAATCAATATCAATTTTTATCTGATGAGTCAATGCGTAAAATTATGGTAAGCCATAGGATTGTATCACCGATGTTGCTCGGTATCAAAGACTCAACAGGACTAGGCAATAATGCAGATGAATTAAAAACTGCAAGCACGCTAATGGACAATACAGTAATTAGGCCTTTTCAAGATTTGCTTGTCGATGGATTTAATGAAATTTTAGCATATAACGATATTACATTAGACCTATATTTCAAAACGCTACAGCCGCTAGAGTTTACAGATTTAGAAAACGCAATTACTAAAGAGCAAGTAGAAGAAGAAACAGGACAAAAACTGTCACTTGCTTCAAAGCTGATAGATGGCCGCATAGCATATGACACGAAAGAAGAAGCTATCGCAGTTGCAAATACAATGGGTTGTACAGGATATCACACACACGTATTAGACGAACAAGAATGGTATATGCCTTGCGAATCACACGACTTAAAAGACGAAGACGACCCTTGTCAAGCAGGGTACGAACAATACGGTATGAAAAAAAATAAAAACGGCCGCAAAGTTCCTAACTGCATACCTATAGAAACTGCCGAAGAAATACGTATGGCAATCTTAAATTCTCTCGAAAAACAAGGTGATGACGAGGAAAAACTTTTCGACGAGGGTTGGGAATTATTTGACGAAAGGCCTGTAGATTACGACAATGAAGAAAGTTTAAACAAAATGTTAAGCTTTGCATCAGTAGTTCCTAATAAGGCGACTGCAAAAAGTTCACTAGACGGCGAAACTAAAGATGGCAAAAAATATATCGTTAGATATCAGTATGCGCCGCTAGCAGTCAAAAACAACTCAAGAGATTTCTGTAGAAGAATGGTAGCAGCGAAAAAAATATACCGCAAAGAAGATTTGGACAAAAATAGCACAGCGAACGGTGAACTTGCAGCAAGTGGTGAGACTTCGTATAACATATTTTTACACAAAGGTGGCGCTAATTGTCATCATTTCTGGATTCGTAAGACATACTTATTCAAAGAGGGTGTAAAGCCTGACCCGAATAATCCTTTAGCTAAACCTATTTACCGCAGCGAAAGAAAAAAAGAGGGTATAAAGCCGCCTACAAAAAAGCAAGAACCTAACATTGTAGCAGAAAGACCTATAGACACACCAACAAAAGGATATAAAAGAAAAAGATAATGGCAACAGCACTATTTATAAAAAGATCAGACATTGTGAAACACACGATATTGAACGGAAATGTTGACACAGATAAATTTATACCTTATATTTTGTACGCGCAACAGAGCCATATTCAAAATTATTTAGGAACGAAATTATATGACAAAATTTCTACTGATATACTCGGCACAGGTGGTGCATCGCTTACAGGCGCATACTTAGAATTAGTTAATGACCATATTCAACCTATGTTAATACATTATGCATTTGCAGATTATATCGCAGACGCACCATATGATTTGCGCAACGGTGGTTTAGTAAAACACAGAACAGAAAACGGTGAAACGCCGAGTGTTGACGAGGTAAATGCTTTAATGCAAAGGTCTTACAAAAGAGCTGAATTCTATTTGCAAAGATTCCTTGACCATATGAGTTTTATTGATCCCTCTACAATACCAGAGTACTACACTAATCAAAATTCTGATATGTACCCTGACAAGGACACTAACCCTTTACCGATTTATCTAGGTTGATGATATGAAGTCCATAGAAATAAAACCTGAAAATCTAAAAAAATTAATATTGTTCGTAAAAAAACGTGCAAAAATTAAAAAAAAATCGTTATAATTATAAGATATGCCGTTTGGAGATGTATATCACGAAAGCTACTTTGGTAGTGTAAATGAAGCTAATGGATGGGGAGGCGTATATCCTTTCGATGCCGACGGAAGTTTTTTTACAGCAGATACAACTAAAGAAACAGCAGACGATACTACATACACATCAGACGCTACAGAATATTAAATAAAATACTATGGCTAAACAAACTATCAATATTGGGACGACCGCTAACGATGGAACAGGTGACCAACTTCGCAGCGCTTTCGATAAAATAAATGACAATTTTACGGAATTATATACAGATGACGCAGGAGATGTTAACAGTATAACAGCTACAGCACCGATTGCAAGAGATCAAGCTACAGGCGCTGTAACGATATCTTTAAATGATGCTGGAGTAACATTAGCTAAAATGCAAAACGTAGCCGCAAATAGCCTTCTAGTGCGTGATGCTAATAGTTCAGGTGTACTAACAGAAAAAGCCTTAACAGATACGCAAATATTAATAGGCGATGGCACAGGAATGACTGCAGCAGCTTTAAGTGGCGATGTAACAATGGCAAATACAGGCGCAGTTACAATAGCAAATGATGCAGTAGAACAAGCAATGATTGCTGACGATGCAGTAGGCGCAGACCAATTAGCTAGTAGTGCGGTTGTCACAGCTAGTATAGTAGATGATAATGTTACACAAGCTAAAATTGCAGATGATGCTGTAGGTGCAGATCAACTTGCAAGTAACGCAGTTGTCACAGCATCTATAACTGACGATAATGTTACACACGATAAACTAGAAAATAGATATACATCATCAGTTACAATTACAGGCACAAGTGGTGCAACTTCCGTAGACTGGTCATCTGGCACAATATTTAGAATGCAATCAGCTTGTACAGGTGCTAAAGAATTTGATTTTACTAACTACAAAAAAGGTCAAGTAATTACAATTCATAATTTAACAGGTGGATATTCAATTACTTTAGATAGTGATGCAGCCACTAGCGAAACATTTAACAAAGTTGGCGGAGTAGATTATGACGGTAGCAGTACAAATGTTTTACAAGTCGAATGCATAGACGATTCAGCCAATGCAATTTTTAACTATGCTATTGCAGCATATACATCTGATCCAACACCATAATTATGAAAGCAAAAGAAATAGACGGAAATATAAAGGCATATAGCGTTTTGCCTAGCACATATAAAAAAAGTAATGGTAGCGTAA